CAGCTTCTTCTTTTTCTTCTACAGCTTCTTCTTCTGCAGCTTCTTCTGTAGCTTCTTCTTCTGCTTCAACAACTACTTTAGAGTCAGTTGCTTCTTTATCAAGGTCAGCTTCTAGTTCTTTAGATTTATCTTCAGGAGCTTCAACATCGTTGTTAACTTCTTTAGCATCTGATTTTAGTTCGTCAGCTTCAACGCCTGTTTTGTCGTCACCGTCGTTAACTTTAATGTCAGACTCAGCCACCTCCTTAGCAGGTGCAGCTTCTTTGTCAAGGTCTGCTTCTAGCTCAGCTGATTTATCTTCAGGAGCTTCAACATCGTTGTCAACTTCTTTAAGGTCAGCTTTTAAGTCTTCAGCTTCAGTACCTGTCTTATCATCACCGTCATTAACTTCTTCTTCCATGATTAGGTTAGTGTTAATAGTTTCAGCGATGTAGTCAGCGTATTCAGATACAGACTCAACATTTTCTTTTAGGTAATTTAGGTACTTTGTTACGTTTTCGTAATCAGCAGCACCTTCATTCATTGCCTCTGCTAGATAGTTAGCGTACTCTTTAATATTACCAGCAGCTTCTGCAACGTGCTCTGTGTAAGAGATTGAGTTGTCCAGCTTCTCAGCAACGTAATTTGAGTAATCAATAGACTTATCTAGGTTTTCAGCGATGTACTCAGTGTATTGGATACCCTTGTCAGCTCTCTCGGCAACATGCTCTACGTAGTTTGTTAGCGCTTCTAGTTTTTCTTCAACGCCTTCAGTAGAATTGTTAGCTAGAGATTCTTTAAGAGTTTTGATTTCTTCAGCAAGGTACGCAGAGTACTTATTGAAATCCTCAACACTTACAAATCTAGCTTGATTTTCCATGATTGTATTTGTATTATTTTGATTTTCGATTGTTTCAGTTTCTGTAACCAGGTTTTCAGTGTCATTGATTTGGAAAATTTGAATGTTGCTATCAGCATCAAATCCAAATGATTCATTAACTCTATTTAATTCTGCATTTGCAAATCCTGGGTCAGCAACTAAATCATACGTAAATAGTTGCTTGATTTTAACTTGACCACCTTCGCTTACTTCACCAGCTGCTCTTGAAGAGATTTGTAATGGTACACCTGCATCAACAAGTGCTTTAGCTTGACGACCTGCGTCAGTATCTAGTAGCCTGATTTTACCTCTTACTTGTTTAGACTCATTATCATAGTAAAGTTCTTCGATAATGTGTGAAACATTCTTAAGAGAAACGTCAAATTTAGCCGGGTGATCTAATTCACCTAAAAGCTTTGATGATTTAATTTTTTCTTGTAGAGCTTCAATCTGAGGTAAGTATTCAGATTCAGTGTAAATACGATTGTTTTTATTCTTTTTATCGATTTCACCAAAAATACCCTCTAGCACGTAATCACCAGACTTTGCGTCAGCAACTAGCGTACTGCTTGATCTCTCAAGAATCAGTAGATTATTATAGTTCATGAATGTTATAATATATTTGTTTATATATCAAGATTAAAAAACAGAAATTTTGTTTTTTTATTAGACATCAGCTAGTGGGTCTTCTTCGCCGCCTTCTTCGCCACCTTCAGCTTCTTTTTCTTTTTCTAACTCCTCTTCTTTATTTTCGGCAGAATAGTCGTTCCAGTACTTTTTTAATGTTGATATATCTTCTTCTGAAAAAGCAGTGTCTCCAAATTTATCATACATTTTGTCAACTAATTGCTTTTCATTATCAGATGAAACAACAATACCTAGGATTTCTTCTGAAGAAATTTCAGTACCGTCTGTTGTAATCATATCGTCAACCACAACTTCTGATTCTGGTCCAGCATTAATTGCTTCTTCGTTAGCAGCTACAAACTGTTCAAATGTTTTAAGTGTATTCATTATACTTAAGTATTTTTTTACATTCCCATGCCCATGCCCATTGGGTCTTCTGGTTCTTCACCTGCACCCGCTTCTTCTGACCTAGCTTTGTATGCATCATTTGCAGCTTTGTCATCCGGTGTAAGCTTCAAGTATTTATCTACCAAGAAGTCCATATCGAAGAAGTAATCCTCTTCCATTGTTACAGGGTCAGTAATCATTAGGTTGTCGCGCATTTGACCAATAAAGTCTAATCTACGTTCCATGATTTCCATGTGCTTCAATTCAGCAAACATGTTTTCTTCATTAAATCTAAGAGCGATTTGTGTTCTGAACTGTGGGTCATTAGCAAAGTCAGGGTACTTTAAACACATTTGTAAGTACATTGGCTTAACAAGAACTTCTTGGAAAGCAGAACGCAGTCTTCTTACAAACTTAGAGAATTTAATCTCATCTCTAATCATACCGTCAGCAGCAAGATTGAAATCACCACCACCGTCTTCGTACATAAATCTATTGTAAGGAATCTTAGATACATGCTTAAGTTTATCGTTAAAGTACTTAAGTGCTTCTGTATCTGAAAGGTCTGGTCCGTCACCGCCAAGAGTTTCAATCTCTGGAGTTTCACCCTCTTTAGAAGGTAACCAGTATTCTCTTGAGAACTGAAGCATTGGCTTACCGTCCGTTTCAAGTGTACCTGATTCCCAATCAAAGTCTACAACCTCTTTATAGTTGTTCATCAGCTGTGCAAGAGACTGCTTAGCTCTTGTCTTAGATTTACCACCCATTGGGATAACGAATTTCATTCTGAATGACGCATTCGTAACTGCCCAAATCACACGAGTGTGTTCCATGATTCTCATCAGGTTAAACGACCTAATTAGACGCTCAACATAAGAAACTCTTGAAACTGTAGTAATTGATGAATATGAAATGTAAATGATTTGCGAATCGTAAAGGACTCTTTCTTTCATCGGGTCATCTTTAAACTGTACCCAAACTTTCTTACCGTCCTCTTTATTAAAACCAGGCATTAGAGTAATTGGGTCAATTTCTTTGAAGCCAATAATTTCTGTTTGCTCTTCGTTGTAAATAATCTCAAATGAAAGATAACCGTCAATAAGGAATTTACGGAAGAAGTACCAAGCAGATTGGTCACCGTTAAATCCAAAGTACTGGTAAATGTTTCTGAAAGATCTTTTAAAGTATTTGTCAACCTCGTCTGAAACCTCTAATCCAATAATGTCTGGGTAACAGAAAAAGTTTTTATCGTCATAAACAATAGTTTCGTCACAAAGAATATCTAAGATATCTTCAATTTCATCATGTAATGAAAACTTTCTAAGCTCTTCTCTTTTCCCTTCGTAATCTCTATCAAAAAGTGGGATAGATTTACGCATGTTAGTATCTGTCATAGACAGCGCGGCAAATGCACCATATATGTCGTCATTGTCAATACCCATTGGGTTCATCTGACCGTATCCAAACGCATCTTCAGTTGGACCAATTGCTTGAGACTGACGAAGAACCATATCATCGTAGTACATACCAAACGATGAAAGGCTCTTAAGAGCTGTACTTAAAGTAAACGGTCTCTTACCATATGAAAGAGGACCATTGTTGTTATTTACGAAACCTGCCATTTAATTGCTTTAAATTTCTTTATATATTCTTATTATTATAATACTTTCTGAACATAGCACGAAGCATTCCAGGTGTTACACCTTCAAGTTCTGCAAAATCACAAAGTACTATTTTTGCCCAGTTTTCATAAGACACTACTGCTTGCTTTACTTTTAACGCAGGTTTGTATTGTCTTATGGCAAATCCACAACCGTATTGGTCTAAATAACGCTTAGCACCCTGGTAGCTTAAACTCAATTGACCTTGTGCTTTAGCGTTTTCTTTAGCCCTATTTTCGTTTGTTTTAATCTGGCCATTTAATCTTATATGCAAATCATCTAATAATGTTTCTTTTACATTAATAGGCAATAGATTAAGATTGATTGCAACGTCGTTGCCTTTATAGGGGTCAAGTGCTAGTACCACTGGGTTACGGTCCCACCATTGAAGGTTTTCAGTAATCGGTGTATCGTATCTAAAAACATAAATCTTACCTGGTCTAAATCTTTCACCGTACTTAGCAACTGAATTGTTGTTAAATGACTTTAGCGAAGTCTTATACCAATCTTCAGCAGCTGCCCTAGCATTTGCTTTAGAACCGTGTAACTTTATTTGTGATTGTATGTCTTTTTTAATCTGACCCATTATCCAAGAGATTTTTCTGTCATCACCACAAAACGCCAACCTCTTCCGTTAGCAAATTCTTGTGCTGCATTATATTTATCTCGATTAACAACATACTGCTCTGCTAAAAATTTATAATTTTTTAGAGCTTTCTTACTGTTTGTTGTTGGAGGCTTTGGCTTTTTAATTTGAGACTCTGGTTTAATCTCTACAAGAATGTGCTCTATATTACCGTCATGCTTTTTAATTTTAATATAAAAGTCTGGGTAATATGTACGCTTTTTATTATGTAGCTTTGACCAGTATGGTATTTCAACAGGTTCACTCGACCACATAATAACACCCTCATTGACGTCACACCACATCATAAACTTACGTTCCCAAGAAGACCTATAAATAATAGGCTCAGGTCCAACGTATTTTGTGGGGTTTTTAGGTTTAAAATAACCTTGAGTAAATCCTGATTTATTTGTGGGGCGAACCCTTTTAATTGACATTATATCGAGAACAAACCACCTTCCTCACCTGGTTTTGCACCGGCACGGTCGATGGACATTGTATCTTTATATTTTTGTGGGTGTATCTTATTCCATCCTTTAGCGTAACCTCTTTTAGCAATTTCCGTAAAGTATGCGAAGGCATTAGGGTACTTTGGATTAAAGTTTCTCCAGTACTTTAAAAGGTCAAGCATGGCAAACTGTAAACAATCTTGGCGGTCGTCATCGTAAACGTATGACATTTTACGAATAGCTCGTTCAGCCAATAACATCAACATTTTCTCCGCGGTTGGAGTCAGTTTATCTTGTTCTTTTGACTTTACGATTTCTGCGTAAAGATCTTTATTGTTTAAATAGTTTTTACTTTTAGCCACAATTGTTAATTATTATTTTAATATCTTTGATTATTATACGATGTAAGTGGATAAGTGTTTCATAGGATACACCAAATAAGAAAGACCCAGTAAGCCCGGGTCTTCTTAAAAGCTTTTCAGCTTTAATAATATTTGAGCAATTTAAATGCCTTCGCCTTCTTCCAGCTCTAATCTCGATTTTGGAACTCTGATCATATCGTCGTCATTCACAAAACAGATTACAAGGTCATCGTTTGCTGATTGAGAATAGCTTAGAGCGTCAATTGACAGCTCCGTGCCCTCTGGCATATCTTCGAATTCTCTTTTCAGAGCACCCGGTACATATCCATTAGACCTGCTAGTGTCCTCTTCGTTAATTGAGAATTGCTCAAATGTCTTAATATAGTTCATTATAGTGTAGCTTTTAGTTCTTTAATCTCTGCTTCAAATCTTGCAATCTCACCCTCGATAAGTGCATCAGCAGCTTTGATTTCTTCGATTGACCTGTCTGCTTCAGCTAGTCTGTTTCTTTGGTCTTTTAAGAAATCAACTAGTTCACCTTTTTTCTTAAGTTCGTCAAGTGCATCAACATATTCTGTTAGTTCACCTTCAACTAAGTCAGCTACAAAGTCAGCAATGTTTACATTAGTCTTCTCTGTAACATATTCCACAGCAGCGTTAGCTGTATTTGCCTTAAAGAAATTGTATAGCTTTGCTGATTCGTTTAATCTTGAAATGTAAACGTTACCACCAACTCTCATTACATCGATTAGGTTGTTGTTTTCATTTACAGTTTTAACAAAATCAAGTTCTACATATTTGTCAATATTTCTTGCTGCGTTTTCAAAAGCTTTTGCAATAGGCTTCTCTTCGTATCTGATTACACCTGCTGCTAAAATAAACTCTGTGAAGTTTTCATCTAACACCTCTGTATTACCCATGTAAAATTTAGACTCTTCAATGTTGTAATACATTTTGTAAATACCCTTGTACCATATAATCGCTTCATTTGTAAACTGGAAGTTTTCAAGCGCCCATGCTAATGATAACATGTCGTTGCTAATTTCCTCGTTTTCTACGATTGTATTTTCAGCAGTATTAACCGTATAAGATTTACCGTGTAAGTAAAACGCAATCTCGTTTTCATTAATAATATTAATAGGAGATAGATTCATAATTTAATACGTTTGTTTTTTTATATATCTTAGTCGACGATGCGTTTTGGATTATCGTCTGATGTTCTATCAAAGTCTGTTTCTGATGTTGATGTAGGCTGTGTATGAATTTCAAACATTCTATTACCAACATGCATTTCAGTACCCCATTCAAATGATGGTAGGAATGAATTGATTTCTAATGGGAACGTTACTTTATAACCCTCATTTGAATCAAATGAAAATTCAACAGGTCTTTCTGTGCCATAATCTTCAGGCATCGCATAATAAGAAGGTAATCTATAAGAACCTTCGTACAGGTCGCCTACTTCAATATTGTATTGATTAGACTTGTACAGTCTCTTGATAATACGTTCTACAATTTTGAAGTTATCAAGCTGTGATGACGTGATAATCTCAACATTAACTGAAATATTGATAGGTATCATTTCAAATTCAGCGTTGTAGCCTTGCATTGCACCGTTATCGTCCATTTTAGTGTATGATCCACGAATGCGCTTATTTACAAGCTTTGATGAATCTATAGACAGACCCTCAAAGTTAACAACACCTCTTGGTACTCTATCGTAATTACCGTCAGCCCTAACTTGTTCAGGTTCACATCTTAAACCGTCTTTAGTTAAGAATAAGAAGTTATCTTTTAAGAAATCTTCGTCACCTGCTATTGCATAATAAAAAGGTACATCTACCTCAACTCGATTATCGTTGTCAAGTTGACGGTAAAAATATACCTTATTATTTAAGTCAGCAAGTAAACCTATGATGATGTGCCTGATTGCACTGTCATCCTTATTAAATTTTACATTATACGTCGCCATAGATAGTATATATCTCTAATCTATGGTCTCAATTTCAAATTTAGAGAATCCATTGTCGCGGTAAATCTGAATCTTTTTATCAAAGATTTCATGTGGTAGTACCGAGTGGTTAATAACAAATGTATTGATTTTATTCTCTTTAATTACTTGAGCTAAAATCTTAAGTATGTTGTACACACCATCTGAATCTACTGACGAAAGCAATTCATCCAAGAACAGTAGGTTTAACTGCGGGAATCTTAGTTTAAGAATCTTAATGATTGCAATAATGATAATAAAATCAGCAGCTTTACGCTCACCTGTTGAAAGTGTCATTGGATTGATCTCTTCACCTAAGTGGTTGATAATACAATTAAACTTATCGTCAAATCGGATATGGAACGGTAAGTGCATTGTATTAATCATCGCAGCAATGTTAGCATTCAACCCTGGTAAGATTGTTTTAACTGCCATGTTCTTAATTCCGTCTTCACCTAAGATGGTTTCGATAGTCTCAAGGAAATAATATTCATTAGAGATTAAAGACTTGTCTTTTTCTTTAGTCTCTTCTTGTGTCTTGAACTGGTCAATCAAATTTTGCAAGTGCGTAAACTGGTCAGCATCTGAAGATGATTTCTGTATTTTTACCAGTTCGTTCTTAATAACCTGCATATTTGTTTTAAGTGCGGACACTTTATCTCTAATGGCGCCTTGCTTTGTTTCAGCTGATTGTATTGATGACTTAACAGAAGCTACTTCAGTCTCTAGTGCTTCCATTTTAGACGGGATAGCTGATACGCTTTCTTCAAACTCTTGTTTCTTACTGTTATGAAAGTCTGTATTCAACGGAGCTTCACAAGTAGGACATGCATTCTTTTCATAGAGTGCTAGCTTTTTCTTCAATGACTGAAGTTCGTAATTTAAATTAGAATAGCTAACATTCTTAGTTGACAATTCTTCTTTTAGCTCACCTAAACTGGTAGTAATCTTGGTGTTTGCTTCTTCTAGCTTTTTCTTGTTATCGTCAAACTTTACAAGCTTGTCTTTAAGCTCTTGTATTTTATCTTTGTTCTTTTCTTCACTCTCAGCTTGAAGCTTATTAAGTTGCATTTTAACTTGAACAATAGACTCGTTGATTTGTGTAAGTTCTGATTCAAATCCATCAAGGTCAGACTTAAGTGCTTTACGGTCTTCTTTAACAAGACGTTGCATGTCATTAAGTACAGAGAATCCAAACATCTTATCAATGATTTGCTTTTTATCAGCTGGTGTCATTGTTAAGAATGACTTAAAATCATTAATCGATAGGATAATAATGTTCTTAAATACATGGTAAGGAATACCGTATACTTCTTCCTCTAGATAGTCTTGTACAGATTTCTTACCGGCTTTATCGTATTCAACACCATTAATAGTAACGTTGAATTTACTAGGTGCTAATCCTCGTTCAACCACAACGTCCATCGTACCGCAACGTACATGAACCTTTACCCAAAGTTCTTTATTAATACGATTGGGAAGGTCACCTAACTTCACACCTTCAACTTTACCGTATAGCCCAAATACAATAGCGTTAGCGATAGTAGTCTTACCATAACCGTTTTTGCCAAGCGTCAGATACAACTCTGCTGAATCCTCTGGGAACTCTAGCTTTTGTTTCTTATTACCGTATGATGCTATATTCTTAAATTCTACTGATATTATTTTCATTGCTCTACATCGTAATTGTTAGCGACTTTATCGTATATGTTTTTTAGCTGAGATTTTATCTTTTGTTTCGTTTCTGTATCGTGTGAAAGTCCTTCAACATAAGATTCAAACAAATGTAAAATGTTATAGCTTTTAAACTCGCCTTCAATCTCTTCCATATCGTGAAGGTCTTTATCAATAATATCTTGCTCTTGGTAGATATTTGGTTCAATCTTTCTCGCGACTTGTTGTACCCTGTTAATTAAGGCGCTTAAGGACGAGTTTGTGGCAATTTTACTAGGAACAAATAGGTCAACGAAGTTATTGTTGATACGCTCCTTAAAGTCGCCTAAAGTCGTATTATAAAGCGTTGTAAGATTAAACTTAACAAACTTAGGTGAAACTGTGTTCTCAAAGAACGTTTCTTCCATAGTCTCTAGGTCTACAAGGTCAAATCCTTTAGTGTTGCCTGAATCTGAACGTGTCAATTCGTACGGCGTTCCCACCATTCTTAAAGCACCTTTAGTCTGACGGTAGTGAATGTGACCTGAATAAACTGCTGTGTATTTAGAGAAAGTATTCGCATCAGAACCGTGCATGTTTTTCACCTTATTATTAAGTGCAATACCTCGCACCTCTGAGTGACAAAATACGATATCTGTTGTTGGGTATTCTGATAAGGTTTCAGCTTCGTGTTGTGGGTCTCTTCTCCATGGCATCATCAAGATGTTCTTGTCGTGCCATTTCATAAGTTCAGGCTCTTTATAAATCTGAACGTTTGGAATCCACTTAAGTGAATCAATAGACGTAATCTCATTAGACTTCTTTGCCCAAATATCGTGGTTACCACAAATAACATGTGTTGGCAGAATCTCACCCAATCTCTCGAATAGGTCTACAGCATAGCTGAGTACTTTTAGATTGATAGACTGTCTGTTATCAAACGCATCACCTACCTGTACTAGAACATCACCCTCTTTAACATTCTCTTTAAGAGTCGGTATAAATTGATTTTCATAAAAGTCTTTTTGAATTTCAAGCCACTCATTAGAGTTGGAACGAATGCCTAAGTGCATATCACCAAGAATCCAAACTCTTTTTACAGGTTGGTTTTTTACTTCTTGTGAAATCATTAGAATAATCTGTTTATGTTTCTACTCTTTAGGATGCCTGTTTTTTTATCTAACTCTTCAATTAACGCTTCTTTAAATGAATTTGCCAAAGAGCTGTAAAACTTATTAGGATTTACATTAAAATAATCAGATAGCTCACTAAAAATATCAATACAATTGTACTTGTGATTTATTTCATCAATAACAAATTCATAAACTTCATTAATGTCGGTCTTTTTAAGCTTTTCAGTTTGACCAAATTCATCAATCTTATTAAAAAAATTAAAGCGACTAACTGTAATTAATTCATGTATATCTTTACGCAGAGCTTCTTGTTCAATCTTGTCTTCTTCTGGACGGTCATCTGAATATTGTGGGCTTACAGTGAATGTAACATTTCCATTTAATTCGAAATCCGTTTCCTCAAAAGTATTGTCAAATATCTTATCTGTCTTAGTTCTAGCCATTATAGTGCATGTATATTTGAACCTGAAATATCGTCAGTTTCTGTTAATCTCATATAGTTATAGTTTATCGTAAGGCGACACTTCATACCTTTACCTTCACCATCCCTAATCTTTAATATCTTCAACCAGTATTCTTGTTCAGCATGCATTAATTCATCTTGAATAATACCCAACATAACATCAGCTGTGTGTGAAAGACCTGCTGATTCTGCAATGTCAGTCAATGTAATGTCTGATGCATTGTACCCTGAACGTGTAATCTGAGTTGCCGTAATAATCAACCAGTTGTTGCGGACACCCATAGCGCGAAGATCTTCAGCAATCTGCTTAATCTTCATGTATGTGTTTTCTGTATTCTGGTTTCTGTGGTTTGCAAGAATGTTGATGTAGTCAATAACTACAACATCCATCTTAATCTTTTTCTCTTCTTCAATCTGCTGTAAGTAAGCTTCAATATCTGGTACAGTTGCTTGTGACGTTGGAAATTGCTTAACAAAAAGCTGACCAGGTACGGTCAATCCGTTGCCTACAGATTCAAGCTTACGCTTAATAAAGTCTTTGTTTTTCGCTTTCTCCTGGTACTCGTTAACCGGAATAGTTAGAAGGTTTGCACCAAGACGCTTTACAAACTTGTGCGCTGCCATTTCCGCTGTAATCACCGCGGTATTATGACCCATCTTAACTGAAGTCGCTGCGTCGTTTGCAAGGAATATAGATTTACCAATGTTCTGCTCTCCAGCGTATACAACAAGGTTACCACCCTTATCATATCCACCACCGAGTGCGTAATCAATGAAGTTATATCCAGAGCTAACCTTTTCAGTCTCTTTCTGGTCGTGAGACATTGGGTCAAAGAAATCAAGGCCTAAATCAGAATTAAAAGTAAGGTTATTTCTATCATTAATTAATGACTTAACTTTACTAATAATTGATTCAGTATTCTCTGGAGTAACTTCAGTGGTTTTAATAAATTCAACAGTATCAATAAGAGAAATATCGAAGTTTCTCCATTTGATCCAAGATTCAGCCGTAGACGTTAGCCACTCTTCGTCGTACTCGTTTAGGTTAACATCGAATATCATATCAATAATATTCGGGTCAATCTTACTAGCAGACTTAGTTCGTTGTGCTAATAGCTTTGTTTGCTCCTTAGATGGCGTTTCTTGATACTTATCATGAAACTTAGCCGCAAGCCTAGATAGAATATCAATCTCTTCAGATGTATAGAAACCTGCTTTAATACTTTGTAAGTACTTAGGTTTCTTTAAAGAAAGCTTGAAAAATATCTTTTCAAAATCTTGGTTAAACTGCATCAATTTATTTTTTTATAACATTTATACACTTTATTGTGTATATGTTTCAATATCGATATTATTACTCTTTTACAAGCTCACCAGCGCTTAATGCATACGGTTCTTGAGACCATAAATTAATTGCAATTGCATGTCGTGTTCCTTTTGTAACCGGTAATACTTCGTGTACGTCTTGGCCTGCTTGGAATATAATAAGACGGTTTGGTTTAGCTTTAATAATTTCAGGAGACTTGTCAGTGCCGTCTGTATAAACAGCTAAATCACCACCTTCGAATTCTTCAATACCTGGATAATATACTGTACCAATAAAAGGTGTAACAATTTCACCGGTCTTTTTGAACCAAGCTTCATCTTTATCGTAATGTCTACCTAAAACATTTTTATGACCAATCTCTGGATTTGCAGTTTGAATACCTGTCCAATATTCAAATCCGTGCACATTAAATGCAGTACTTAATGGACTTCCATCTAACCAAATCTTTTCAATTAGTCTTTTTTTAAGAGTGTTTACTGGTTCATTATTCCATGGACCAGCCCAGTAATAATATACTCCTGGGTCTTTAAAAAACGTTGTATCGTTTTTAATTTCATTTAGTAATTCTTCATTTAAGAAGTTGTCAAATACTGCTATCATTCGAATGGATTTATTATCACCTTGTAAGATTCCTTACCGGGTGTGTTATTTGTTTGGATTACATAACCCATTTGGGTTAATTTATTAATTGATTCTTTTATAATTTCAGGGTCTGAATCTTTAAACCAGTATGTTATACAATGGTGTGTTGTAAAAGTACCCTTATATCTACTAGGGTTCCTGACCGCCATTTCAACCGTATGGTATAAAATATCTAGCGGTTCAGGATATCCTGGTAAATCTTTCTGTATACCTAAAATATACTTAATAGGTGTGCTATTTTCGCTGATAGTTAGTATCATTCGTCTTCGTCAATAATTGAATCAAAGTCCATATCAACCTCAGTGTTGTAATTAAACAACGGGTGAATTTTTGCTTCAATTTTTTCTAGGACTTCTTTTGTAAATACTTTCTCACTAAAGAATTCTGAATTAGGTACTGTTTCATCGAGGTGTTTACAAATCCAGTTACGAGCAGTTGCTTTAGGAATCTTTTCACCTTTCTCAATAATACCGCGTGTGATACCAATATCTTCCCAGTCAATGTAATTCTCAAGACCTACAAATCTATTCATACCTTGTGTATAGTGTAGGTGGAACTTGATTGGATTTGGCTTAGCAAAACGGTTTTTATTTGGCTTAGCTGTAACAATAATACCTGCTTTTTCACCACCTTCTTTAAGCTGTGCTTTATTCAAGAACAGTACAATAGACGCGGCGTATTCTGGACCTGTACCACCACCAGCAACCTGACGTGAAATAAAATCTTGTGTCTGGTATGTGTGGTTAGTGAATAAGAATGGAATCTTAAGGTCAGCCATAGGTGTCATAATAATACGGAAGATAGACTTCAATATTTTAGAACGTGTCATGTCTGATTTCTCAGAACCTGAGCGTGCATCTTCAATCTCTTTAGCTGTTGCAAGGTTACCAGCGGAATCCAAGATAATCATAATCTTAGGTACTTCACCACCAGAGCGCTTAACCTCTTGCATCTTGCTTGTGATTGTTGTAACCGATGTTCTGAATTCTTGAACAGTGTTAGTTGGTTGGTAGTTTACTTTATTAGTATCGATACCGAACTTTTTCATTAGGTCTTTATCAACCGCGGCTTCCGAATCATAGAATACTACATTGTATCCCATATTAATTGCCTCGCGAATTGAGTTAAGAATCAAGAAGGTTTTACCTGTTCCTGATGGACCCGCAATTGAACACGACCTGTTGTTTGGCCAGCCACCAAATAGTGAACCTGACACACAAGCATTCAAGTGGTAGTTACCCGTATCAATCCATTCTGTTACATCTGAAAACGTAGATTGTTCCATCACGGAACCGAGTGGATTAATGTTGCTTAATTCAGCGTTTAGGTCGTCGAATGTAAATTGTTTTTTAGACTTCGCCATCTGTTTCTTTTTGTTGTTTAGTTTCTTTTTCTCTAAGCTCTTGTAGTTCTTTTAAGAGTTTAGCCGTTGCTTGCTCAATAGTAAGCATATCATTTTGTAGACGACTTAATTCACCGTGAATGAATTCGTATCGTTCTACATAGTATCTTTCGTTAGGTGTTAAATCGTCTTTCATAAGATTAGTAATTTGCGTTATTAGCGTGGATCATATCCCACATTAACATACGGACTTTACCGCCAAATTCCATGTCGTTTGGTTCTTGAACGTGAAGTTCCATAATTTGCTTCACAATTTCTAGTGCGTTGTTGTCTTCCATGATAATTATAGTTTATTAAATAGCTTTTGTTTCAACCTTAAAATAATGAGGTAGAATAGATTAAGTTTCTATTGATGTTATGTAAACCTACTGCTGTAAGTACCCTGTTAAGTGGGTCAATGATACACTTTTCAAATTGTGTTTCGTAATCAACGGGTGGTGCAATCTCATAAGGATGGTCACCTGGAAGATACGCAAACATATCAGAAAGTCCATTAGTACCTGTTGCGTGATAAATCTTCAACTTCTCACCGTTACCAATCATCCTGTACTTCTGTTTGTACTTTGTATTATTGTTCATTAAGAAGTTATAATATCCCGCAGCTTTAACGTTAGGTGGACACTTAAGACCTGTTTGGAATTCAATATGGTCATCTACAATATACTTTTCTAAGTTATTTGTGCGACGGTTAAATGAAATATCATCTAGCTTAGCCAGCTTGAATTCTTTCTTAGCGTTCTTAAGGAACTTAGTTAGTTTCTCAAGTGTTTCTGCAGTTGGACCTGAAGGCTCTGTAAATAGAATTTTTAGAGCTTCTGTCAATTTAGCACGAGCAAATGTTGGCGTAGATGATTGAATCGTATCAAATCCAATAGTTTTCACTTTACTCAACGGATTGTGACGTTCAGTAGTAGGAAGCTTATCGTCCCATGCAATATCTTGAATATACTTCTTCTTACTCATCCAAATACCACCGTATGCAATTGTCTCTAATTCAAACTGTAAGAAGTTGTCAGTATTAGTTGCAATAGCATACTTTTCCATTGCCTTTACAATGTAATCTTTTAAGCGAGCATCGTAAAGTGATAAAATGAACGTGTCAATGGTTGGTTTGTTTTCCTCGTCTTTCCAGATGATTGTATTGTACAATTCATCAAACTGTACGTAACATGAATCTGTATCAATATAAATTACAGAAGGTTCATTACAAGGTGACTTTACACGTTCTACACCCAATTGTTCATGAATGGCTGTGTCTTTGTGCCAAAACTCTTGAACGTATTTGTTAAGGATTTTCTCAGAATACAGGATTGCATTCTGGCTTTGTAATGTGATTGATTCAGCAATATCGATATTGAAGAAGTGAAACCATTTGTTACCAAATGCGCCATAGATGGAGTTAAGGGTAACCTTTACGGCTTGCTCATAAGCAGTGTACTTGGCAGCCATTAGGTCATAATGGTCTGCCAAGCGCTGCAAATCTTCTTTGCTTAGAGAATCAATCGGTTGTTCTTGTAATTCTTCTATTGTCATTATCCTGCTGTTTGACAAGTTGCAATAGTAAGTAGTGTTTCAGAGTCATTAGACTTCATAACCACTTTATTGCTTGAAACATATACACTGTATTCTTCGCGGTCTAGTAGGTTCAAGTACTTTTTGTAAAGTGTAGCTTCTGAAGCTGAACCGTTAAATGCTTGGTTTGCTTGGTAATTGTAAGTCTTACCTTTTACGCGAACCTCATTGTTGCCTGCTGAAATAGAGAATGTTTCTTCTTTGTCAAGAGAGAATAAAGAACGAATCTTGTTGAGCGTGAATGTATCAAGTACAAAATCAAAGTCTGAACCTTCACGGTCAAAGATACCTTGTAGCTGTGCATCAGTCAAATCTTTGAATCCTAAAGAAGGGTCTGAACAAGCCAATGTAATTTCTAGCTCGTCATTGAATAGACGCAGTGAAGTACATACAAAGTCTTCTTCATTTTCTTGGAATTCCATCTCACCGCTAATCTGGTCAGACTGGAACATTTTAAGCGCATCTAAAACTTTAGTAGCATCAAAGAAAGCTACTTTAAGTTCTTTACCTTCCGGCAGAGCGCTTGAAATTGAAAATACGTCTTTGATTGGTGCATTGTGAAGTTTCACAGCATCTCGTTGTGGCAAATAAACAGCTGATGTTATTTGTCCATTACGCAACTTGAAATACAGAAACGTGTCGATTGTCTTAAGTCTACTAATAAACTCGACAAACCCGTTCTGGTCAATACGATTGATTTCTAGTTTCATTTATTTATTTTTTTAATGTATAGTTATTATATGGCTTAATTAAATAATGTTTCAATAATAAAAAAGAGGACCGAAGTCCTCTCTGTATTGTCGCTTTATTTTTATTTAGTTAGACTATCTAACCTTTGATTAATTTCGGCAATATGTTTAGAGACACTATCTGCCATTTTGTCTGTACGAGAATCGACATAACGATATAACTCGTTTAAGTCATCCTCGTGTTTTGAATGTAGTTGGTCAGCATATTTGTAAAGTTTGTCGACTTCTGAATCTATACGAGATTCGACGGCATCGCTGTAGCGTTCTACCTTTTCAATGTAACTTGAAAGGTGGTTTACTGTTTGGTCTAAACGGTCATCAACCA